AGGGAAATATCCAATCTCCTTCCCCAACAGGACATGCATTCAGCCAGAATGGTTTTGCCAAAACATCCCGAGTAACGGGATCTATTTCAGTAATCGTGGCCAGACGCAAATTCTTGTCGACTTTCGTCTCAAATGCTTCACGTGTCGTAGACGTGCTAGCTGCAGGGACTGAAAAGTTGAATGTCATCGGTTTCTTGTACCGGTCATCATGGTCAACCAACATGGAAGGTGACATAGCAGTAACTTGTAATGCTGATAAATAAGACCCTTGAAAATCTACAGTCTTCTTCAGGGACATGGCAACACCTGCCGAGGCAAGTATAAGACCAAATCCAATTAAGGCTTTGTATTTAGGATCAAGTTCAGCAAGCTTGTTTTGCATGTCTCTAGCGAACTGCACAATCGGTGTGTAAATCCGCTTTCCAATGGAGCAAAGTACTTTGAAGCGACTCCTCGGAGGGAGCACTTCTGACTTTTCAAGCTCAGAAACCTCTTGCTTCCAATAGAAACCATTTTCTCCCACACAACGGAAAAGTTTACCTTTCTCGGTTTTCATTTCTTTTGGGGGATTTTGGTCTCCTAGAGCTAAGAAGTTTCGAAGGATGTCATTTTCTTCCAGTGCTTCTTCCACTACAGGATCAGCTGGTTTGTCCTTCGTCTTCTTTAACTTCTTAATGGACTTTTTGATAGTTTTCACTTTCTTTTTAATCCAGAGAGTAGTCTTTGAAGAATCTGATGACAAAGATGACACTTTGCTACTTGATTGGGCATAGGAGGATACACGACTAACAACAGTATGGGAGTCCATCTGTATTGTTGTCGTGCGGTCCGAATGGTAACTATGAACTTCCTCGACTTCATCTTCATCCGGAAACTGTATATCCAGGTCCTCGTAAGGAGTAGATTCTACGGAAGGTTCTTCCATAGTAGTTTCCAGGGTTTTGAAACGGTCCAGTAATTCTCTGAAACCAGCCTGTGGAGTAACTCCAGCTTGGATTTCCAATGGTGACTCAGGCTCATTCCATGAGCCCTCACGTACAGGACGTGAAATGGCTCCAGTGGTTGGCCAAGTAACTTCTGTTGGAGATTCGAAAGTTGGCTCTTTAGACTTCGATTTCGTCAAGACTTGCGTCGGAACGATGCCAAGGATTTGCTTATCTTTCGCACAGGCAGAACATGGCATTGTGAACAAATGATGAGTTTCACAATGGGCTTGTTTATGCAAATTGGTCGATGCAGAAACAAGTTCTTGTTGGGTGGCATAGTATGCTGGTGTAACATGCTCGAGGTACTTTGCTAAGTCCACAATATCTTTTCCAGGTTGTGGGATCAAGTACCAAGAGTCAGCAATCTTACCTTCATGTTTGATTCCTACAGTAGAATACGTAAGGTCCCAAATATCGGGCATGGATTGGCCAGCAAATTGTGCCTTAATTCCATCAGATCCATTTGAAGCTTCAGGCTTCAATTGGACGTCGATAACCAAATTAAAACGACGCATGATGGAAGTCGGGTTAAACGAAAAATAGGCGCTGTGCAAGTCAATTGTATTTGTAGTAACAATGACAATCTTACAGCGGATATCGTTTTTACCCTTTTTCTCTGCAATGGGTGACAGAGCGGCGCAATGAACATTATTCAAGAATTGAATTAGTTTAAAAAGCGGATTGCCCTGCTCACGTTCAGGCCGAGTGTTACACATATCATCAAACACAGCAGTTATATGATGTGAAGTAAACTCAGACTGATACTGATCATCTCCATTCAGAAAACACACATATTCTTCCCCTTCGGGAAAGCCATTAATAAGGCAAACTAGGTGGTTTAATGAATGTACCAGAGTGGTTTTTCCAACTGATGAGCCTCCTCGCATGAGGAAGCCAAATGGCTTAACACGAGAGTTGGACTCGTGCCAACCAGACTGCAAATCATTTGATAATTTATCAAGCACTTGAAGGCGCTTGTTAATCTCCTGACGCGTTCTGGCGTCGCCGTGTCGACAAAAGGCCGAATGTGCCATGAGGCAATTGTCCAAATTGACGAGCAAATCTGCTTCATTAGATATGCCATGTAATTCCTTATTGAGCTTGGTTAGCCCATTAACGTGCTTGTCACACGCATCAAGAGTATCACGGTACATCTTTTCAAGATCTTGTCGATCTTTGTCTCCCATGAGATAAGAAAGATCTTGATATACAAGAGCAGGGTACAGAGATTCAATGGTAAAATCTACTGTGTTGCATATCATCTCAAAGATAGATTTGGATTGTTTTCTTCGAGATTTAAGATCAAACACCTCATAAAACTCCTTCGAGCACAAAGTGTCAGCTTTCTCTGGCATGATGCCGATAGCTATGAGTAGATTCAGAGCAGAAGAAAGTCTATTACCAAAATGGCCTTTGATAAGGCTATCCCAATGGTCTGACATCCATCCAGCCTGAAATTCCACCTCTTTAGAGGAGGCAGATAAAACATTCTGGACAAATGATATGACCTTGGCAGAAATTGAACCATTCACGAAC